AAATCTTGATGAATGCGGACAAATATTTGTTTCTTCAAACATTGACGAACGTCAGTTGTCGGGCGGGTTCGGCATGGGTTGGGTTTTCAGACGACCTCTGCCGCTGAGGTAGGGTGTGTGGCGCAGCCACGCACGCGGTTTGGGCTTCGCAGCGGTAAGGTAGGTCGGGGCGAGACCCAACATCCGTGCAATCCGCCGATGTTGGGTTTGCAACCCAACCTACCCGCTGCCCTGCAACAGGTTCGGCACGGCGTGATACGTTCAGTAGGTCGGGCATTTATGCCCGACATCTTTCAAATCTGCCGGTGTTTGGTGTTTGTCGGGCATGAATGCCCGACCTACTCCACTGAAAATCCGCAATTTGTATTTTCAGACGGCCTTTGTGCGGCAGAGAACGCGTGCGTCGCCTCGGGGCGACACCCCCTACCTTGGGTTCGGCATGAGCGGTTTTGGTTGTTTGTGGAACGGACGGATTGATTGTGCGGCATGGAAGGCTGAACCGCGTGCGTGGCTTGAGCCACACACCATACATCAAACTCTTAATATATAGAGGCCGTCTGAAGGCGCGGTTTCAACGAAGTTGAAACTGTTTTTCAGACGGCCTCTGCTTTGCCGGGGCTTTCAAATTCCGGTCAGCACCGCGTTAGAACTTTTTGCTGATGCCCAGCCGGAAGGTGCGCCCCGGGGCGGGGTTGTGGGTGCGGGTCAGCGGGTCGAGGTAGTATTGGTCGGTGAGGTTGGTGATGACCAGCTCGGCGTTGAGGTTGTGGCGGAATTTGTAGCTGATCCATGCGTCGAGGGTGGTTACTTTGCCCCAGTAGATGGGGACGTTGAAGTTGTTGCCCGAGCGGCGCACTTTGTCCACCAGGTCGCCGTAGTTTTCGCGGTCGTGGTTGCGCAGGCCGGCATGGTGGAGGATGCGGCTGCCGACTTCGAGCCTGCGGTTGAGGAAACGCGCGCCCGGTGTGAGGTTGAGCGAGTATTTGGGCGGGGTCATGTTGTGCAGGTAGCTGGCGGGCGGGCCGTCTTTGAGGCAGTTGGGGATGCTCCCCATCGGGTCGAGGAAGATCGCGCTGCTTTCGTCGCACACTCCGTTTTTCAGGTTGTATGTGGCGGAAAAGTCGGCGAAAAAGCGACCGTTGTCGTAGCGGCTCTGCAATTCGAGGCCGGCGGTTTTCTGGCTTTCGATGTTGCGGAAGTTAAATTCCACGGTGCGGTCGATCATGTCTTTGATGGTGTTGAAACCCCCTGAGATAAATCCCCACCCCATTCTGCAATAAATGGGATAAATCGGGATGAAGCAGGATTTGGCGGGACGGGCGGAATGAAACGGCGTTGCACACAATGAAACAAAATCAAACGGGCAGTCTTTGCCCGTTTTTGTGTTTTTACAGCCCGTGCGTCAGAGCGTCTAGGGCAACTTGCAGGATGTTCTCTTCGGCTCGGTGTTGGAGTTTGCCGTCACTGTTCATCGGTAAGTAGGGACGGGCGGGGATGCGTACTTTTTTGTTGCGCCCGGCTTTGCCGCCCAAATGGTGGATGGCGGCATATACTTTGTTGCTGCCGATGCGGGCGTAGCTGTTGCCTGCTTTGCCGGTGATACTTGCCACCAGCTGGCCGCTTTTTTGCAGGGTTTTGCCGCCGGTTTCAGCCGCGCGGCGGCTTTGCGGCCATTTTTCCCCGCCCCAGCTTTCGTTCTCGAAATTGTCCTCGGTCAGGCTGAGCAGTTCCGTTGCGATGCCGCGCATCATCGGGCGGGTGTCGCGGGTGTTGGCCAGCAGCCGTCCCAGCCCGGCTTCTACCTGTGAGATATCCAAGTCGATATTCAGCATCTTCTATCCTTCCAGCAGTTTCTTCACCCAAGCCAGTGCCGCTGCGTCGAGTGACCGGCTGAATCTGTCGTTTTCCATCATCTCTTTCAGTGCAACCCGCGCAATTTCGGGATGGACGGCCTGTGCTTTGTCCACGGCAAGCCGTGCGGTGCGTTCGAGCAGGCTTTTGCCCGGGTTGCTGTTGAATCCGGCGTTGGGGGCGACGAATTTTCCGTTGATGCGGATGCCGGTGCGCTGGGCGTAGCGCTCTTCGCCGGTGTAGCGGTTTTCGCCGATGTCGACGGTTTGGGTTTCGAGCGCGGGTGACGGCAGCACCCGCCCTTCGCCACGGCGGCGCGACAGCGGACGGACGCGGCAGCGGCAGCGGTAGTCGAGCGGCGGATACAGGGTGTCCCACACCGGATCGTCGGCTTCATAGACGCGCCCGTGCATCAGGCGGTGGCTTTCGCGGGTGCGCCCGTCGTTTACCGCCACATATTCCCAATAAGGATGGGTGGCGGTAGCGTCCTGCATTTCGACGTAGCGTCCGGCCATATAGGCCGACTGCATATTGGTCAGATAGATGGTTTTCAGGCGGTGCGGGCCGCCCAGTTGTACAGACTGGATGTCGCCGGTGTCGGGATTGGGCGCGTCCTGCCTGCCCCACCAGCCTTTGGCCTGCAATACGGGCGTCAGCTCCCGGCGGAACTGCTCAAAGCTCTGCCCGCTTTCGGCGGCTTTGACGACGGCGGCATAGATGTCGTTGGCCACATCCATGCCGGTGGTTTTGGCAACGGTAAAGGCGGCGGCATGGGCGTCGTCCAGCATGTCCTGCCAGTCCCACGACACGGCGACGCCTTTCTGTTTCAGGTAGGTAACAGCGTTTTCAGGCTGCATGCCGAATACGGCTTGAATGTCGGCGGCGTTCATGCGGCCAGCTCCTGCCGCGCTTCAATGCGGCCGACCAGTTCGGACAGAAAGATTAGCCGTGCCAGCTCGTTTTGCAGGGCTGTGTCATCCAAGTTGGGATAAGCAGCGGTCAAACTGTCCAGCAGCTGTTCCGGCGGCATGCCCTGCTGCAGGTTGTTCACAAGTGCGGCAGTCAGCTCGCGCCCCTGTGCATTCAGACTGCCTGCACCGGGGGTGAGACTGTCGATCACCATGCCTGCATCGGGCGGCAGCTCGGATTCGGCAAAGTCGGCAGCGGTTTTCAGGCTGCCCTGCGGGTTGTGGCCGTCTTCAACAGCAATTCCGGCGATGTCTTCGTCGCTCAGGTTGTACACGCGCTTCCAATAGGATGCGCTGAATTTCACGCCGCAACCTGAAAGGATTTGGTCGCGCTCGGCCTGCTCTTTGCCGCCTTCGGCGGTTTCGTACAGCACAAAACGCGGGCGGGGAGCATCGCCAAAATTAAAGGCGCACACCCAGTCGATCAGCTCGTTCAGGCAGCCTTCGACGATGCGGCAGTCGTTGTCGCGGATGTCGCGCGTTACTTCCAAGCCTGCGGCGGCGCTGGCGTGGTTGGTGTCTTTTTCGGTGGACATGTCCTGTCCGAGCAGGGCGATGGCGATTTCCGAACGGCAGTAGCGGATAAAGCGCTCGTACACATCCGCGCTGCCCTGCTTGCCTGCGGCTTCTTTGATTTCGACGCTGGAATCGTTGGGAATCGAAGCCACGGCGTTGCCGATCATCTGCTCCAAGGCATCGAGCAGCTTTTCGGTGTCGGCGGGGGTGTTGCTGCGCGGCTCTTTGCCGATAATCCACGGCGCACCGAACTTCTCGGCAAACTCCGCCCAGAATTTCAGGCCGCCGCGCTTGAAGACAGTCGGCCAGTACACGCTGGCCAAGTCGCCCGTGCCGTAGGGATTTTGGTAGGTGGCGTTGTGGGTGGGGCAGAGAAATTTGAAATCGGGTACGGGTTCGTTTTTCAGGCTGCCTGAAAAGCTGTCTGAAATATACAGCCGTCCTTCGTCGTCAAAATGAAACCACTCCTGCGGCTTGGCGGTAATCTCGCGCGGCAGCCATACGCTGCCCTGCTGCCACACCACTTCCAAAGGTTGATAACCGAACAGCGCGGCATCGAGTATCTGGCCGATGAGTTTGTACAAGTCCAAACCATCGAGCAGCGCGGATACGGTGTCGGCCACTTTGGGCGGCACGCCGTCATCATCGAGCCGCCAGTCCATGCCGGCCACGGCGGCTTTGCGGCGGCGCACATGGCCTGCGACCACGGGGTCGGCCAGCAGCTCGCGGTAGACGGCAATGTTTCTGCCGAGCTTTTTGAGTACGGGGTCGGGGTTGGCTAGCCAGCCGCCGAAACCGGCCGCCCCCATAAAGCGGCGGGCAACGGCCAGATGGGCGGTCAGGTTTTCAGGCTGCAGGGTAACGCTGCCGGCGGTGGTTTTGAGTTTGAAATGCGGTTTGGGCATGGCGGGATTCTTTCAGACGGCCTTGGGTTGGGTTTAATAGCCGCCGGTAAAGCGGCTGCGCCTTCGGATATTGCGGCCGGATACGCGCACAGGGCCGACCTTGAGTTCTCGGCTGGCGTAATGCGCCAACACAAAGGCAATGGCGGCATCGCCGTGGCGTTTGCGGCCGTCTTGGCCTTTGCTGCGCATGTCGGGAATGCGCGGCACGCCGCGCACCAGTTCGAAGGCGCGTAAATCGTTCAGGATGTCTTCGTCGCGCGGCAGGCCGGTGAGCGTGCCGTCTTCCAGCGCGGCTTTGAATGGCGCGGTGTGGGTGCGGTACCAGTTTTCCGACAACATCACGGCTTCGACAATCTCCGCGCCAAATTCGTCGCGCACGGCTTCGGCCAGCGATTGGCCGTTGCCGCGCGCATCCAGTGCCGCGCCGCGCAGATTGGGCAGGCCGTGCAGCAGGTGTTTGATAATCTGCTCCTGCTGGGCAAAGGGCATATTGCCCAGCTCCAACACAAACGGCGGCTTTAAGGCCAAATCGCGCTGCTGCAACAGCGGCACGATGACGGTGCGGTCGCCCGATCGGGCGAAGTCTTCGCCGACAAAGCTCACGCGCTCGGCATCCAAGCCGTCGAGCAGCGGCTGCAAGGTGTCGGCAATCCAGTCGGAAACTTCGGCGGCGCGGCGCGGCTCGGGCAGCAGGCCGAAAGCGTCGGTTTGGTCGTAGCGGATTACGGGCGTATAGGGGCTCATGCGGCTTTCGATTAAGGCGCGGTTGAGCCATTTGCCGCCGCCGTTTTTGGGGATGCAGTCGAGCTCTTCGCTGGCGTCTTCGCAGTAGAAATCGCGGATTTCTTTGCACCATGCCGCTTCGCCCTCACTCGTCCATTCGCGCCCCAAACGCAGGCAGATGCGGCGGTAAAGGCCGTCTGAAACGGCTTCGTCAAAGGTAATGCGGTGGATGGAATAGGGTTTCTTGCCCGCACGGATGTCGGTAATCAGCTCGTTGAACGGATTGTCCACACCGTCATGCGTAGAGATGATGTGTACCTGACCGCCCCACATCAGCAAGGCCATTGCCGCTTTGAGCAGCTCGCCGAGCTGCTCGTGGAACGCCGCCTCGTCAATGATGACGCGCCCCTGCTTACCGCGAAGGTTTGAGGGGCGGCTGGACAAGGCGGTAACGCGCCAGCCGGAAGCGAAGCGGATAACAAAGGCCAATACGGATTTTTTGTCGTCACCTTCGACAAACACTTCCTCGGTTTCTTCGATTTCGCCGGCGGCAAGATTGTAAAACTTCGCCCAGTTGGCGCAGTCGCGGATAAATTCGAGCGCCATGTCTTTGTTGTAGCCGATATACCAGGCATCCATGCCTTTTTCGGACGCGGCCAGTAAGGCGGTATCGGCGGCTTCGCCCCAGCTTAGGCCGATACGGCGCGACTTTTCGCACAGTTTCACCGGCGATGTGTCGGCGCACCAGCGCTGCTGGTAGGGCAACAAGGCCGCAGGCGTGCGGTCTTCGGTTTTTTCAGGCTGCCTGCTTTCAGACGGCATCATGATGCAATTCCCAAAATCTGTTTGCGGATGGCTTCGGCGGCTTCATCGGAGAGGCCGCCTTTTTTCGCCTGCTTGGCCGCGTCTTCGGCCACTGCGGCCACTTTGGCTTTTACTTTCGCCTGATATTCTTTCAGGCGGGTGCTGGCCGATACCAGTCCGGCGATACGCTTTGCGCCTTCGCTCATCAAATCGAAACGGGCAACCGGCGACAGCTCGTCGTCGTTGATTTCGCCGATCTGCACCAAAGAATCGAACAGCTCGGTCTGCACCATCGCCATCAGGGCTTCGCTGCGGGCGTCTCCTTCGTCGGCCGCGCCTTCGGCAATCAGGCGCGCGGCTTCGGTGCTGGCTTTGATGGACGCAAAACGCCGCTCGACCTTCTGGCCGTAGCGGTGGACGGCGGAACGGCTCACTTCGTAGCCCTGCGCGTTCAGCCAATCGGTCAGCTCGGTGTAATTGGCAAAGCCGTTTTCCGACAGCCTGCGCTCGAGCGCGCGGCGGATGTCTTCGGGCAGGGTGTCGATTGCGCTGCGTTTGGCCATCTCATCCCTCCCAGTATTTTTCCGGACGGGCGATGCCGGCACGGCAGTCCACCGTGTATTCGGCAATGTCCACGCCCAGGCTGGTCAGATCGGCAAACCACATGCCGGAGGGCTGTTTGTTCAGTTCCACCATTTTGCGGTCGGCCAGATAGTCGAGCTGCTGGCGCAATTCGAGTGCGGTGGCGTCGGGATAGATGCCGCGCATCACGTCGAGCAAAAACACTTCGCTGGTGGTGTAGGGACGGGCTTTGTGCAGGGTGTTGACCAAATGCCAGCGCATGCCTTCGCGGCGGGCTTTTTCGTTCATTTTTTCTGGCTTTCCATTTTGTAGAGGTCGGTAAGGGTTTTTTGGATGCTGTCCATCTTGGCTTCGAGAATCGCCTGATTACGGATGTAGTCGTCGCGCAGCACGTATTTTTCCGGCAGCAGCGCTTTTTGTTCGGCAAACTGGTTTTCCAGCTGCTCTACCTTTTCGTGCAGCCGCGCCTGCTGCTTGTGCCGCTCTTCCTGCTGGGCTTGGAACTGGCCGAGCAGCATTTTGCCGAAGGCGAAACAGATGCCGAGAAAGGAGAGCAGAAAGCTGACGAGCTGCCAAAACTCAATGCTGATAAAGGTTTTGTTGTCCATGTTTACGGCCATCCGTGCTCGAAATATTCCTGACAGACAATGCAGCGCGTGCAGCCTGAAACGGCTTTGCGCCGCGCTTCGGGTATCGGCTCGCCGCAGTCGGCGCAGTTTTTCAGGCTGCCTCGGTTTTCAGACGGCCTTTGGTATCTGGCCAGCGCCTCGGCCAGCAGCTCTGCTTCGCGCTCGGATGCGCGGTCGATGATGTCGCTCATTCGGTTTTCACCCCCCGCCGGTACCACGCCTGCCAGCCCGCTACTTGGGCTGCGAGCTTTTGGCAGTAGGCACCGTATTGCACGGCGTGGTTTAACAGCTGTTCGGGCGAGCCGCCGGCCGGGCGCGCGGGGTGCCCGTGTTCGGCCAGCAGCCCAAAGGGGGCGGACGGCATTGCGGGCACGGATACCGTTTTAATCGGCGCTGTAGCCGAAGGCTTGGCGGTAGAGGCGCAGGCTGTCAGCGCCAAGGCCGCCAAAGCAGCGGCCGTCTGCATTGTCTTTACGTATTGCATGGGGTATCTCCTGCCGGATGGCGTGTTGTTTTTGCTCCAGAGTGTGCTCGGCCGCGGCCAGCTTGGCAGACTGCGTTTGGGCGTAATCCGACCAGCGCTGCTTTTCGGCCGCAGCGGCGGCCAGCTTGGCGGAATATTCCTGCTCGGCTTTCAGGCGGGCGGCAGCATGCACCTGCTGTATTTGGGCGGTTTCCAGTTTGGCGGCGGCATCGCGTTTCAGATAACCGGCGCGGTAGCTGTAAGCGGCCAGCGCGGCGGCCAGCAGCAGCGGCAGCGCGGTTTTCAGGCTGCCTGAAAGCAGCGCTTTACTCGGTATCGGCAGCATCATTTTTCGCCTCCGTGCGGATTTGCTCGATTTGCGGCACGGCGGCGATGCCGCGCTTAATCAGGGCGTAGCCGCCGACCATCGCACCGTAGCACCACCACATCCATTCGGCGGATTCGGCGGCGGTGGCGAATTTATAGGTCATCAGCGCGGCGGCGACGTTTGCCCACAGTTTGCTGTGGCTGATTTGTCCGGTGGCGGGGTTGGCAATCAGGCCGGTGAGCCATTTGATCGGTCTCATTCAATTCACCTTTAACGACGTGCCCAGCGCATAGGCCACGGCCAAAAATACAAACCAGCCGTAATACGGCACCTGCTCGCGTGCCGCCAGCAGGGCGATATAGGCCAACATCAGCTTGCCGCCGATGTGCAGGGCGTGTAGGGCGACTTCTTTCATTTTTTGACTTCCGCTGCAATCGCCGCCGCAATCGCGCGGCAAACCGGCCACTTGCGCTGTTTCCAAGTTGCAAGGTCGGCATCGTTGGAAATAAAAAACGGCTCAAAAATAATGCCGCCCGCCCGTGCGTAAGCCAGACGGCTGTGCTGTCCGGCATTGTCCGGCTTGTAGCCGCCCTCGCCGCGCAGTTTCCAGCCGGTGGCATCGGCCACGGCTTGGCACAGACGCTGGCAGGCGGCCTTGTGCTTGGGCAAGGCCAGCGCTTCGATACCAGTGGCGGTTTTATTGGCTGCGGCGTTGGTGTGAAACTCAACGGCCAAAGCGCTGCCGGCAATCAGCCTGACCGCTTCGCGCAGCGGCATATTGCCCTTGCCCTCGCCGTCGGTTTTAACAGATAGGCCGTAATCGCTTTTTAAAATGGCGGCGACGATATTGCGCATATCCTGCGCGATGTCCGCTTCGCGGTCGCTGCCGTTTACCGCGCCGGGATCGGTGTTGCTGTGGCCGGCGGTGAGTGTGATGTGCATAGAAAAACTCCCGTATCAGATGGCGGCATCTTAGATACGGGAGCAGATTCGGGCTTTTAAACGGCTTTAAAAAACAGGGCGAAATGGGAAAAGGCAGCCTGAAACGGTTTTCAGGCTGCCTTGTGTTTAGGAGAAACTGTCGGCGATATCTTCGGGAACTTGGCCGATTTGGCGCAGCAGTACGGTTCTGCCCATTTCGCCGCTTTCCTCGTCATATTCCTGCGACACGGCTACCACGCCGTCAAACTTTTCCGCCATCCGTTCGGCGCGGCGCAGGGCGTCGTCTTCGTAATTGAACTGCATCGGCTTTTCGGGCTTTAACACGATCTGGCCTTTGATTTTCTGCAAAACAAAGGGCTGGACGATATAGGTGGTTTTCATAAGGCACTCCTATTCGGGTTGGGCAGTCAGTACCACGCTGGGCAGGTTGGTGACGGTTACCTTGTAAGCGACGCCGCCGCGCGAGAAAACCGCTGTTGGCTCGCGGCCTTGATTATGGGCGGATACCGCCCGTTCTATTTGGTAGGCGGTGTCTTTTGCCAGCGTCCGGTCTTCGGGAGCGGTTGCCGCCAGCAAAACGGCTGCGGCAGCCGATAACTGTTTGGCTTTTTTCGGCTCGGTATCGCTGTGCCAGATAACACGCAGATTGAGCATGTTCCCGTCGGCATCAGTTTCGGCAACCACATCCAAGCCTTCGGGATAATGGTGTACTACTTTCCGCGTACCCGGCTCGTCCGGTACGGCGGCGAGTTCGATGTTTTCAGGCAGTACCAGTTTTGATTTTTGTTGTTTTAACGCGGCATTGGCTGCCGTTCTGTAGGCGGCATAGTCCAGCGGTAGGGTTTTCCTTTTTTCAAGCGGGGCGGACGCGGCCGGCTCGGCAGTTGCCGCCGGATCGGACGATGGTGCTTCGGTAGCGGCAGGTTGGCCGCCGCAAGAGACCAAAGCCAGCAGGGATAAAACCAGTAACGCGCGCTTCATGGGTTTTCTTTCAAGTTAACGGCGGGGGCAGGAGCTGAGGCGCAGACCGTGATACAGGCGGTAAGCAGGGTCTTTTTCATTTTATACCCCTTTTATACCCCTTGTTTTCTGACTTTAAATAAATTCTTTTGAAATATTAACTACTTGTCCGATGATCTGGATGTCGTGGTGCTGATCGGATCTTAATGTCATCGGCGGATAGGTGCCGTTGTCGCTAATCAGCAGCAAGCTGTTGTCGATATGTTTTTGGATGCGCTTTACCCACAGCGTATCCGCACTGCGGATAACGTAGATATAACCGTCGCGCGGCATGTTGCGCGAGGCATCGACGAGCAGGGTGTCACCATTATTGATAGTAGGCTCCATGCTGTCTCCGCGAGCCTTTACGCAACTCAAATCTTTCGGGTACAAGCCGCGCGATCGCAGCCAGTCTTTTCTGAACGCCAAATAGCTTTGCGGGTGTACCGCGCCGTAGGCATCTGCTCCGTATCCGGCCGACACCTCAACGTCGTAAAACGGGATATATTCATATTCATCAGAAATATTCCCCAGTCCATTAGGATTTTTATGCCCGGTAATCAGCCAGTTGGCGTCAATCTGAAAAACCGACAGTATTTTTTCAATCATATCAAAGGGGGGCCGCTGTTTTCCGTTCAAAACATCGTTCACGCGGCTGCTTTTTTCTTCTATCCGTTCGGCAAATTCGGCGACATTCAAGCCCGAATCATCAATTAATTTCCGAACATTTTCCCTAAAAATCAAACTCATTGGAAATATTCTCTAAATAATTTGGAAATATTCTTGCTTTAAGGAAATAATCCCAATATGATTGCAGCAAGAATTAAGCAAGATAGTTTAATCCTTTAAGTTCCATTTTATCACGAGATTGTTAGGAGATATTCCGTGAATTCAGCAAAAGTGAAACAGCGTTTCAGAAACGAGGGAAAGACCATCAAATCTTGGTGCGAAGAGCGCGGTTATGACCCGACCTATGTATCGCGTATTTTGAACGGTTCGATTAAGGCTAATCGCGGTAAGGCACACCAAATTGCGGTTGAGATCGGCTTAAAGCCCAAAGACGCGGCATCTGCATAGGAGGCCGATATGAGCGGTAAAGGCCAAAGGGTTTTAAGGGTATTTAAAGCATTGGAAGCGCACCCGCTGATTGGTTTGTCCAACAAGGAAATCGCTGCTGGGTTGGATTTGACGCCGACGCAGGTGAGCCGCGATTTGGACGATCTGATTGCGGAGGGGCTGGCGGTGAAGCTGGACAACGGCAATTTCGCCTACAGCATCAAAACGCTGCAAATCGCCGAGCGGTTCCGCAAACAGCAAGAGCGGCTGCAAAGCAAGGTGCAGGAAATCGGTAACCGTGTGGACAGCGGCAGTTTGTAGAAATTGAAATGTGACGACGTCGTCACTTTTGGAGTGAAACATGAGTCAGGAAATTATTGAGCGCGAAGTCGTACAAAACAGTAATCACGCTGCCATGCACAGCGTGATGGTGATGGAGCAGTGGGGCAATGGCGAAACCTATAACGAAGCGACTTGGGTAGAACGTGCCCGTCAGGCAGCCTATAAAACAATGGAAGGCATGTTTGAGCTCGGCCGCGCCCTGATTGTACTGAAAGAGCATACCGAACACGGACGCTTCCGTGCGCTGGCCGAACAGGAACTGGGTATCCACTACCGAGAAGCGGCACGGCTGATGGCGGCCACCCAGCGGTTTGCCACGCCGCAAATGCAAAAGGCCGTGCCGAAACTGTTGGGCTTGGGCAAATCCAAACTGCTGGAACTCTTGGTAGAAGAAGACGTAACGCTGACCGGCTTGGCCGACGGCGAAGAGGTAAACGGCATGACGTTGGACGATGTCGACCGTATGACCGTGAAAGAGTTGCGGCTTGCCCTGCGCGAGAGCCGCGACACCGCTGAAGCCAAAGACAAACTGATTGCCGACAAGAGCCGCAAAATCGACGAATTGGCCGAGAAACTGACCAAAAAACAAGGCAGCCTGAAAGAGCCTGCGCCTGCCGATGTCGGCAGCGAGCTGTCCATGCAGCTGGGCAGCTTGGAAGTGGGCATCCGCTCGCAGGTGAGCCGCCTGAAAGAGATGTTCGAGCAGATGAGCGCGCACGGCGCAGCGCACGGTTTCGACCATGCACCGGCAATGGTGGGCAGCCTGAACCAAATCATCCGCGACTGCGAGCTGCTGCGCGAGCAGTTTGCCCTGCCGCGCGAAGCGCCGACCGATGCCAAACCGGCATGGCTGGGCGATGGCAACGGGGAGTAAGCGATGAATCCCGCCTTAACCGAAAAACTGGCCGCCGTGTCGCGCCATGCCGAGACCTTGGGGCGCGGCGAGAAAACGGCCTATCTGAAACGGCAGGCCGAAGAGTTGGGCATCAGCGCAGCGACGCTCTACCGCAGGCTGGAAGCGGTGGCGGTGAAACCGAGCCGCAAGCGGCGCAGCGATGCGGGCAAATCGGAGCTGCCGCTTGCCGAAGCCAAGCTGATTTCGGCGGTGTTAATGGAAGCGATGCGGCGCAACGGCAAGCGTTTGATGACGGTAGGCCGCGCGGTGGAGATGCTCAGGGCAAACGGGCAAATCGAAGCGTGCCGCATCGATACGGAAACGGGCGAAGTATTGCCGCTGTCAGAAAGCACGATAGTCCGTGCGCTGCGCGAATACCGGCTGCACCCCGACCAGCTTTTGCAGCCCGCACCGGTCAACCGCATGAAATCGGAACACCCGAACCACTGCTGGCAGATCGACCCGAGCCTGTGCGTACTCTACTACCTGCCGCGCCACGGCGACGACAGCGGCCTGCGGGTGATGAAGCAGGAGGAGTTTTACAAAAACAAGCCGAAAAACGTGGAGCGCATCGAAAACGACCGCGTGTGGCGCTACACCGGCACCGACCACGCCAGCGGCACGATTATCGCCCGCTACTACTTCGGCGGCGAAACCAGCGCGAATCTGTGTGATTTTTTCATTTACATGATGCAGGAGAAAGCCGACAGCCTGAAAGACCCGTTTCGCGGCGTGCCGCGCATGGTAATGCTCGACCCGGGCAGCGCGAATACTTCGGCGGCCTTTAAGAATCTGTGCAAGGCGTTGGATGTGCATGTGCAGATTAACAAGCCGGGCAATCCGCGCGCCAAGGGACAGGTGGAAAAAGGCAACGACATTGTCGAAACCGCCTTTGAAAGCGGGCTGCGCTTTACCGAAGTGTCCGATATTGACCGCCTGAATGCGCTGGCCGAGCGCTGGATGCGCTACTACAACGGCACGCAGATTCACAGCCGCCACGGTCTGACCCGTTATCAGGCATGGAACAAAATCAAGGCCGAGCAGCTGATTCTGCCGCCGCCTGCCGATTACTGCCGAGAGCTGGCGGTATCCGCCCCTAAAGAAGCGAAAGTGTCGCCGGATTTGGAAATCAGGTTTGGCGGCCGCTATTACAGCGTGAAAGACATTCCGCACGTGTTGGTCGGCCAGAAGCTCTTGGTAGCCAAAAACCCGTGGGAAACCGACGGCGCGCGCATCGCCACCTACGACGCCGAGGGCAACGAAATCTGGCAGGCCGTGCCGCAGGTAGTGTTTGACGAAATGGGCTTCAGAGCCGACGCGGCTGTGATTGGCAAAGAGTACAAAGGCCAAGCGGAAACCGCCGCGCAGCAGCACGCCAAGGAGCTGGACAAACTGGCGATGCAGGCCGACACGCTGGAAGCGGCGGCGGCCAAACGCAAGGGCAAGGCTGTGCCTTTCGGTGGGCAAATCGACCCATACAAGCATCAGGAAGACACGCTGGCCGCCAGCAATACGCTGTATATGCCCAAGCGCGGGCAGCAGATGGAGTTCAACCGCATGGAAGTACGCGAACAGATTCTGAGCAAAGTGGAGCTGGCCAAGCTCTTAAAACCGCGCATCGAAGCGGCGGGCGGTAACTGGAACACGGCCGTGAAAATCCTGATGCGCGAGTTCCCCGACGGTGCGCCGTCAAGCGAAACCGAAGCGGTGTACGAGCGCATCAGCCGCCGCAGCCATTTGAGAATTGTCAACGGATAAGGAGGTGAAATGGAAACGGAAGGCAGCCTGAAAAGCGCCCTGCAGCAAACCGGCAAATCCTTTGCCAAAGCCGCCGCCGAAATCGGCTGCTCCAAGCCGATGCTGGTGGCAGTAGTCAACCACGGCAGATGGCCGAAAAAAAAACGCAGCGGCGCTGCGTGGGAAATTGAAAGACTTTTTTAAGCAGAACGGTGCGGACATTCCCGCGAGCCTGAGAAACGAGCGGGAAGCCGCACCCATCCCCAACCATGAAAGCGAGGACAGAGAAATGTTACTTCGGAAATCCACCCTGACACAAGCCGCGCGCCGCCACTTCGGCCTGGCACGCGACCCCTTCAACGACGAAATCAACAGTTCGGACGATCTCTACATCACCCCCGACGTGCGCTATGTGCGCGAGGCCATGTTTCAGACGGCCTGCCACGGCGGCTTTATGGCGGCGGTGGGTGAGAGCGGTGCGGGCAAATCCACCCTGCGCGAAGACCTGCAAGACCGCATCAACCGCGAAGGCAGGCAGATTGTGATGATTGAGCCGTATGTGCTGGCGATGGAAGACAACGACCAAAAGGGCAAAACCCTGAAAGCCGTACACATTGCCGAAGCCATCCTTGAAGCCGTTGCCCCCGGCACATCCCCCAAACGCAGCCCCGAAGCCCGTTTCCGCCAAATCCACCGCGCCCTGCAGGAGAGCGCGAAAGCCGGCAACAAACACGTGCTGATTATCGAAGAGGCGCACGGTATGCCGATACCGACACTCAAACACCTGAAACGCTTTTACGAGCTGAAAAACGGCTTTGAAAGATTGTTGGGCATCATCCTGATCGGCCAAACCGAGCTGGCGACCAAGCTCTCGGAAAACAACCCCAACGTGCGCGAAGTGGTGCAGCGCTGCGAAATCGTTACCCTTGAGCCGCTGACCGACGGCAGGCTCGCCGGCTACCTGAAGCACAAGTTCGAGCGCGCCGGTGCCGACATCGCGCAGATTATGGATGCGGCCGCCGTTGATGCCGTTGCCGCACGGCTCACCATTCGCAGCCGCAGCACCCAAGGCAGCCGCGAAACCAGCCTGCTGTATCCGCTGGCCGTCAACAACCTGGTGGCCGCCGCCATGAACAAAGCCGCCGAACTGGGCATGCCGGTAGATGCTGATATGGTGGAGGCCGTTTGAAATGTGGCACGAAACCTTAAAAGCCCTGCGCCGCTGGCTCTTGGCTGCCGCGCTCTGTTTTGCCTATCTCGTACTGTTGTCCGAGTGCGACCGCCCCGCCGTTGCGCAGCCCGCACCGGCCGTGCGGGCGGAACACGCGGCAGACACCGCCGTTCCGCCCGGGCTGGAAGCTCCCGTCAAAGAAGACGCGATGAGCCTCGGCATCGAGCCGCCCATGCCGTTTGAGCCGACCGATGAGGATTTGGCACGGATGGGGGTGACACAATGAAAGTCAGATGCCCGTCCTGCGGCGCAGGCATGAGCCTCGACGTACTCATCGCCCACGACGAAGCCCGCGCCGCGCTGATTGCGCTGGCAGGGATTTCAGACGGCCTGACCCGCGCGATGCTCAAATATCTGACGCTGTTCCGCCCGCGCGAAAAAGACCTGAGCTTTGCCCGCACCGCCCGTCTGTTGGGCGAGCTTTTGCCGATGATACGGGCGGAAGAAATCAGACGTAACAAAAAAACCTACCCCGCCCCGCGCGAGGCATGGATTTGGGCAGTGGAGCGCTGCTTTGAGGCGTTGGAGAAAGAGCGGCTGACCCCGCCGCTGACCAGCCACGGTTTCTTACTGGAAAACATCACTTTTTGGAAGCCGGAGAAAACGGCGGTAACAGCGGTTTCAGACGGCCTCCCCGTCAGGCAGGCCGCACCGAGCACCAAGCTGCGCGAAGGCGCAGCGGACTTAATGGAGTGGGGAAATGGAGGAGGAACTTAACTGGCTGAAAAAAGAAATTGCGCAGGGTTTTACCATGCTGGCCACATTGAACCTGAAAGGCCGCCCCGCCGCAGCGGATCTGAAACCCGTGGCGATACTGTGGTTGAAAATCCTAAGCAGGCAGCAATGGCAATTTGAGCGGGATGCACCGCGTGTCCGCTCGGCATTTGAGAAACTGGCTGCCGAATCAAACGAATGGCCGAACCCTGCGGATTTCACCCGCGTCCTGCCGCCGGAGCCGCTGCGTCTCGAACCGAGACTGGAGGACAAGCACACGGCCACGGAATACGGCCGGCAGATGGCAAAGGAAATCATAGGCCGTCTGAAAGACGCACCCGTATGTCAAACCGAATGGATACACGGAACGAGAAGCCGCTCCGTAGAAGAATGCAGACGAATTTACGCCGCAAGGCAGAAACAGAAAGGCAAACAACATGACTGAAATCGATTTGAGCCGCTACCGCCAAGACGCGAAAGGCAATCTGATCCCGCTGGAAAACATCAAAGAAACCGACCTGCTGCGCGACGAGCTGGTGATGGAAATCGTCGCCAAAGCGCAGGCCGTGCGCGACAACATCGCCGCGTTCAAACAAAGCGCGATGGACGACATCGCCGCCTTTGCCCAGCTTTCCGCCGAGAAATACGGCGCGAAGCTGGGCGGTGCGAAAGGCAATATCCGCCTGATGAGCTTCGACGGCGCCTACCGCATCGCGCTGGCCATGCAGGACACCCTGACCTTTGACGAGCGCCTGGCCGCCGCCAAAGCCCTGATTGACGAGTGCATCAACGAATGGACGGCAGACAGCCGCCCCGAACTCAAAGCCCTAATTAACGACGCTTTCCAAGTGGACAAAGAAGGCAACATCAGCACCACCCGCGTACTCGGCCTGCGCCGCCTGAGCATCGACGACGAGAAATGGCACCGCGCAATGGACGCACTCTCCGACAGCGTGCAGGTGCAGACCAGCAAGCCCTTTGTGCGCGTGTACCGGCGCGAAGCCAACGGGGAGTACAGCCTGATGAGTTTGGATATTGCGAAAGTATAAGGAACTGAAAATGGAAATCTGGGCAAAACTGTTTGAATGCCACGGGCGGCAGGTGCTGGTCTGCAAGTCTGAAACACAAGATGAAGACGAAAGCCCCGCCGTCAAATTCGAGGCTATGTTGCACGGCCTGACTGCCGCCTTTTATCTCGGCTTTGCCACTGAGGAGCTGCGCGACAAAGCATTTGACGAGCTGATCGACCAAGACTTTGCCGACAAGGTGATGGCAGACGTGTTTGCTACCGCCGGCCGGTTTGAAACCGAGTAATACCGCGCGGCACGGCCTGCCGCATTTGAAACAGGAGCATCATTATGCAAATCGAAGACGGACAAATCATCAAAGACTTTTTGGAACAAAACTGGGCAGCCTGGCTGGCCTACTGTGAAGAAAACAACATCAGCGAAACCGACGCAGAAGACATCTGCAACCAATTGGGAGAATAGCCATGCAAGACAAACAAACCATCCACAAAACCGAACTGGTCAAACAGGCCGCCGCCTTGTCTGACATCTCCACCGCTGCAGCGGCGAGGCTTATCGACAACCTGCTGGACACCGTAAAAACCCATTTGCGCAACGGCTTCAAAGTCAGCATAACCGACTTCGGCACATTTGAAGCGCAATCCAAGCCAGAACGCAGCGGCCGCAACCCGCAAACCGGTGAGGCCATCACCATTGCCGCGCACATGGCGGTGAAATTTAAGGCGGGCAAAGCGTTGAAAGACGCGGTCAACGCTTAAACCGCCGCAAGCCAAAGGCCGTCTGAAACCGACAACAGGTTTTCAGACGGCCTTTGTTATTTGTTCCGGATTGCGCTATGATGTTTGCAGTTATTTGATTTTATTTGAAAAAGTGAAACGCCGTTTCACTTTTTGGCGCAGAAACGGGAGGCAGTATGGAAACGACGGCGCAGAAAAAGGCGCGGCTGGTGCGGCTTTTGCACGTGGCCAAAGGGCAGTTGCAGATGGACGATGCCGCCTACCGCACGCTGCTGGCCAACGCTTCGCGCGGCAAAACCAGCAGCAAGGCGATGAATCTTACCGAGCTGGAAACTGCGCTGCGGATGATGAAGGCGCAGGGTTTTGTGGTAACACTCAAGCCGTCTGAAAGCGGCAAAAAAGATTTGCCGGTGCGCGATTACGGCGCACAGGTGGCAATGATACGGGGGCTGTGGCTGGAGTTGCACCAAATGGGCGCGGTACGCAGCTCGTCGGAAATCAGCCTTGCCCGTTTTGTCAAACGGATGACCGGCACCGACCACCACGGCTGGCTGGACGCGGACAATGCGTCAAAGGTGATCGAGCATTTGAAACAGTGGAAACAAAGAGAGGAGGCCAAACATGGCGGATGAGCGCGTACCCGAGCTGGTTACGGATTTGGAAGACCAGATGGCGGCCTGCCTGCTGTCCGAGCTGCCCATCGAGCGCAAAAAGGCGCTGGCGCTGAGCAAAAAAGTGGCACGGCATATCACCGACAACTGGGGCGGCCAGCTGATTTACATCCCGAAAAACCATCTCGGCCAGCTGTCCGAGCGCGATATGCAGGTTTATCGGGATTTCGACGGCCGCAACCATGCCGCACTGGCGAAAAAATACCATCTGACCGTGCAGCAGATTTACAAGATTGTGAAGGAGGTCGGCAGGCGCGAGCGGGCGAAAAGCCAGGGCGATTTGTTCGGCGATGCGGCGGACAAACCAAAATAGCGGTCAGGTTTGCTTCTGACCGCTTTTTTACGGCGTTTTGCCGCGCAAGCGGGTGTTTGCCTGTCTGAGCGCCGAAACGCGCTAAAAACGCAAAATTGGGGTTTTTGTTTAATCGTTCCAATCACGAGTGCAATACCACCGATTGTTCTGGTACTCAAAATTTGCTGTTCGGCGATACTGGGCATCAACAAAACGAACGGCAACAGTAATTTTTCCTTGTCGACTTTCTATCGGTAGTACCACCAACTGCACTTTTTCTGATAACCGCTCTTGCATCAGCTCAGGATAGCGTTTTTGTAACTCTTTCATAAGTTCATTATTTAATTGTTTGCGCGTAAATTCGTTTATAGCCATCTTGGAACTCTCTTTTTTAAAGCGTATTAAAAGATTGGATTATACCCGTGCATGAAAATCGCCCCATCACACCGATGGGGCTTTTTGTATGTCCGAATTTTTTGAAATCTTCCGCGCCGGCACGCACACCGACAACAACGGCCAGCGCATCACCATCAGTGCCGACGACCTGGCGGCGACGGCGGCAGCCTACAACACGGCCGTGCACGAAGCACCGGTAGTCGTCGGCCACCCGAAAACCGACGCGCCCGCCTACGGCTGGGTAGGCAGCCTGAAAGCCGAGGGAAACAGCCTGCTGGCGGACTTTGCCCAGATGGACGCGGCCTTTGCCGAGCAGGTGCGCCAAGGCCGCTACAAAAAGGTGTCGGCCAGCTTTTACCAACCCGACGCCCCCGCCAATCCCGCACCGGGCAAATGGTCGCTGCGCCATGTCGGCTTTTTGGGCGCGCATCCGCCTGCGGTTAAAGGGCTGAAACCGATTGAGTTTAACGAGGCGGAAGCGGGCGTGGTCGAATTTGGCGAGAGCGCCGAACCGGCCACCCTGCTGCGCCGCCTGCTGGCCGCGCTCGGTTTTCAGGCTGCCGATTTTGCCGAAGACCCGCAGCCGAACACATCCCAACCCGAATCCCATCCCACCAACCCCGAACCCAAGGAGCCCGATATGGCCACCGAAGAACAACTGGCGGCAGAGAAAGCCGCCCGCGAACAGGCCGAACAGGCCGCCGCAGCGGCGCAAGCCGAACTGCAGAAGCTGAAAGACGCGCAGGCGCAGTCCGAGCGCGAAGCGGCGCATCAGGAAAACACCGACTTTGCCGAAGGCTTGGTCAAAGCAGGCCGTCTGAAACCTGCCGACAAAGAACTGGTGGTGCAGGCTTTGGACTTTGCCGAGTACCCGCAGCACACCACCGCCGATTTCGGCGAGGGCGACGGCAAGAAAACGCTGTCCGCCGCGTTGCGCGAGTTTCTCGGTGCAGTACTGCCGCAACAGCTGCCTGCCGTCGGCCATCTGGCCAAAGGCGCAACGGCCAAACCCGCGCTTGTGTCCGCCGACTTCGCCGAGAACGCCGACCCCGAAGCATTGAGCCACCACCAGCGCGCGCTGGCGCTGGCGGCCAAAGAAGGCATCAGCTACGCCGAGGCGGCGCGCCGCACGGTATCCGAATAACTTTGATTGTTTGAACAAGGAAACACGATGAGCACTTCTCATTTGAAAAACCTGCGCGGGCAGATCGATCCCGTACTGACGCAGCTGGCGCTGGGCATGAAGCAGGCCGAGTTTGTCGCCGAGCGGATTATGCCCGTTGTCTTTACCGACAAAGAAGGCGTGCGCGTGCCGGTGTTCGGCAAAGGCTCGTTTGTCGAGTACCGCACCGAACGCGCGGTGGGCGCGGCCAGCAATGTGATTACGCTGGATGCGCCGTCCTACCTGCCGGTGGTGCTGGAAGAGCACGATTTGTCGGCGGGCGTGGACTACCGCGAACAGGCCGAAAGCCTGTACGACGAACGCGCCAAAGCCGCCCGCCGTGTGGTGCGCGGCGTGCAGCTGCGCCAAGAAGTCGAAACCGCACAGCTCGTTACCGCCAAATCGGCCTACGAGAGCGGCCACAGCAAAGACCTGTCCGCCACCAAACAATGGAGCGACGGCACGTCCGACCCGATGGAAGACATCGCCAACGCCAAAGAGCTGGTGCGCGCCGCCTGCGGCGTATCGCCGCGCGTACTGGTGGTGGGCGCGAGCGTGCTGCACGCACTGTCCAAGCACGACGGCCTGCGCGGCGCCTTGTCTTCGGGCGAGCGCAAAACGCTGTTGTCGGTCGATCAGATTAAAAACCTGTTGGATTTGGACGACATCATCGTCGGCGCGGCGGTATCCGTGCCCGACGGCAAAAAGCAGACCGCCGACATCTGGGGCAAGTTCGCCAGCCTGATTGTGCGCCCGCACGCCGTTTCAGACGGCAACGACGAGGGCGAACCGGCCTTCGGCTACACCTTCCGCCGCCGCGGTATGCCGCTCGTCGACCGCTTCGACGGCGTGGGCGGCAAGGTGGAATACGCCCGCTACACCGACATCCGCAAAGCGGCGGTGGTCGGCAGCGCGTGCGGCTATTTGTTTGAAAAGGCAGTCGCCTAAACAATTTGAGGCAGCCTGAAAGGCTTTCAGGCTGCCTTGGGAGAGAAAAATGGCTAAAACCAAACAGGTGGTGCTGACCACCACCATCCGCGCGGAAGGCGCAATCGTCGCCAACCGTTTTGTCAACTACGCGGGAAAACAGGCCAAAGCCGGCGAAGCCGTGCTGGGCGTGGCGCCCTACGACACCGCTGCGGGCGATACTGCCGCCGTCGACGCCATCGGCATTGCCGTAGTCGAAACGGGCGGCGCACTGGCCGCAGGCGATGCAGTGGCTGCCGACGCGCAGGGCTGCGCGGTGAAACAGGCGGGCAGTGCGGCCGTTGCCGGATACGCACTCGATGCCGCCGCTGCGGCCAACGACACCGTGCGCATCAAAATCGGAGGCTAGGCATGAAAACCTATATCGCCCACACGCCGCTGATTTTGGAAGATGCAGACGGCCGCGAATACCGCGTCGAAGCCGGCGAAGCGGTGGATTTGACGCCCGAACAGTACGGGCTGGTGGCCGCCCACGTCAGCGAAGCGGAAATCTCCGAATCCGATTTGGCCGCCGCCGGTTATGCGGAAGACGGCGAAACGCCGCTTGAAAACCCGCCCGAGGCGCCGCCGGAAACACCGTCTGAAAACCCGCCCGAGGGGCAGCCTGAAACGGATAAGCAGCCTGAAACGCCGGCTGCCGATGACCAAACGCCCAAACGCGGCCACGGCAAAGGTGCGAAGGAGTAGGCCGTGTACCTCACACGCGAAGACATCGCGGCGGCCGTCGGCAAAGTGGAGCTGGTGCAACTGTCCAACGACGACGGCTACGGCAGCGCGCCGGACTGGGAAATCATCGACCGCGCCATCGCCTACGCCTGCGAGCTGGCCGACGGCTATCTGACCGGCCGCTACCGCCTGCCGCTGGAACCCGCTCCCAGCATCCTGCGGCCGCTGTGCACCGACATCGCACGGCACTGGCTGCATAGCCGCCGCATCAACGCCGCCGAGTTTCCCAAGCCGCTGCAACTCTCTTACGAGAACGCGCTCAAAGTGCTGGCCAATATCCGCGACGGCAAAATCCATCTGGGCGTGCGCGACGATGCCGATGCGCCCGACCGGCCGCAGACCGAAGGCGGGGCGTATCACGTCCGCGCCAAGGCCAAACAAAACTGGGAGGGCTACTGATGGCTGCCACCCTGCCGATACTCACCGCCGTGCGCGACCACCTGCGGGAGCAGCTGGCCGGATACAGCGTCGAGCTGTTTCCCGACAAGCCCGCCCAGTACCGCTTTATGCACCCCAAAGGTGCGGTGCTGGTCGGATACCAGGGCAGCCGTTTCGGCAAGCTGGAAGACACCGGCCGCATTGCCCAGCAGCGCGATCTGACCCTGCATCTGACTGTGTTCGGCCGCGGCGTGCACCACGACGGCGCAGCACTCGACCTGCTCGACGCGCTGCGGCTGGCCGTTGTCGGCTACCGCCCGCCCGACTGCCTGCCCTGCCACTTAATCAGCGAGCAGTTTCTGGCCGAAGACGGCGGCGCGTGGCAGTACCAGCTCTTGGTGCAGACCGAAACCCAGCAGATCGAACAGTACGAAGCCCCGTCCGCACCCAAGCTGACTTCCGTCTATCTGCGGCAGCAGGGCAGCCCGCAAACCCCTTAATCCCAATCAGGAGAACCCTATGGCAGCAGCCTACCACCACGGCACCGAAACCATCCGCATCGATGCCGGTTCCAGCCCCGTCTATACCGTGGACGGCGCGATTACCGCCATTGTCGGCACCGCACCGGCGGGCAAAGTAAACGAAATCGCCGTGTGCCAGACGGCCAAAGACTTCGCCGCATTCGGCGGCGCGCTTACCGGCGCGGGCTTTACCCTGCCCGATGCGGCCAATATCTGGACGCGCTACGGTTCGGGCATCGCCTATGTGATTAACGTCTGCGACCCGGCCAAACACAAAAGCAGCGTGAGCGACGAAGCCCTAAATGTCGATGCCGACACCCTGCGCGCCAAAACCGCGCACCCCGCCATCCAAGCGGGCTACAGCGTATCCGACGGCGCCGCCGCGCTGACCGAAGGTACGGACTACACGCTCGATGCGCTGACCGGCGACATCGTGTTCGCCAGACCGCCCGCCGCCCCGAAAATCACATACAGCTACACCGATCCGGCCAAAGTCAGCGAAGCCGACATTCTCGGCGGCTATGTGGCGGCCACCGGCAAGCGCACCGGTTTGGAGCTGCTTTCCGAGGGTTACAGCCGCTACGGCGCGGACGCCAAAATCATCATCGTGCCCGAGTACGACCAAACCGCCACCTGCGCGGCGGCCATGATTGCCAAGGCCGACAAACTCAAAGCCATCGCCTACATCAGCGCCCCCAAAGGCACCAGCCTGAGCCAAGCCATAGAAGGGCGCGGCTCCTTGGGCACAATCAACTTTCAGACGGCCTCCGACCGCGTCCAGCTGTTTTTCCCGCACGTTGCCGGCCCGCTCGGTTTGGAAAGCCTGGCCACCCATGCCGCCGGCCTGCGCATGAAAACCGACGTCGAAAAAGGCTACTGGTGGAGCATATCCAACCAAGAGCTGCTGGGCGTAACCGGCTTGGAAATCGGCCTGACCGCCCGCGGCGACGACCCGCAGAGCGAAACCAACCGCCTGAACGAAAAAGGCATCACCACCGTGTTCAACAGCTACGGCAGCGGTTTCAAAATGTGGGGCAACCGCCTGGCCTGCTTCCCCAGCGTAAGCCACATCAAAAACTTCGAGGTCGCCCAGCGCACCGGCGACGTGATCGACGAAAGCCTGCGCCGCTACGCCCTGCAATACATCGACCGCCCGATCGAAGACGCACTGCTGGACGCGCTGCTCGAAGGCTACCGCGTCTATCTGGGCAGCCTGAAAAGCATTGTCGGCGCATCGGTGAGCCTCGATTACGACTACGATCTGGCCGACGCCTTTTCCAAAGGCCAGGTGCCGCTGGTATACGACTACACGCCCAAGCTGCCCGCCGAGCGCATCACCAATACCAGCAAAATGACCCGCAAATATCTGGTCAACCTGACCGGACAGGCGGGCAACTGAAAGGTTTGAGACATGAGCATCGAATTAAACGTCATCTACAACGCCGCGCTGTACCTGAACGGCACCACCCAAATCGGCAAGTCCGGCGAAGTGAAGCTGCCCGAAATCGAAATCGAGCAGGACGAATACAAAGGGCTGGGCATGGCCATCGGCGTATCCCTGCCGATGGGCATCAAAGTGGGCGAAGCCGAAATCAACTGGAACGGCTTTTACCCCGACGCCTTCCGCGCGGTGTACGACCCGTTCAAAGCCCAGCAGCTGATGATCCGCGCCGACATCCAGCAGCACAACGCGCTGGGGCGGGTGGAAGAAGTGCCGCTGGTGGCCGTGCTGACCGGCAATTTTTCCAAATCGCCGCTGGGCACCTACAAACCCAAAGAGCGCGCCGAGTTTGCCAGCACCTTTCTCGCCCACGCGGGCAGCCTGAAAGCGGGCGGGCGCGAAATCCTGTATTTCGACGCCTTCACCAACCAGTACCGCGTGGACGGCGCCGACATGTTCGCCAAATTCCGCCGCAACCTCGGCCAGTAATTATTAAAGCCGTTTAAAAGCCGCAAGGCAGCCTGAAAACTAAACTCACCATCTGATTTTGATGGTGGGTTTTGCTTTTGGCCGCCCCACCCGGCGATTTTTTTAAGGACTGGAAAATGGCACAGAACGAAGCGCAGAAGATGCGGGAACAGATGGGCGTTGGCAAAGAAATCAGGCTGTACTGCCCGATCAGGCTGGCGGACGGCACACTGCTGGAAAGCGTAACCGTGCGCCGCGCCAAAGTGGGCGACATCCGCGCGGTGGCGCATTTGGAAGGCGACGCGGCGCAGGAAATCGCCATGATGGCGCGCCTGTCCGGGCTGGTACCCGAAGATTTGGAAAATATGGATTTGTGCGACTACAAGCAGATGCAGGAGTTTTTTCGCACCTGCCAAGAGCCGCCGCGAGCCGTCTGACCCGCAAACCTTCCACCGCCTGCTGGCCGCCGCCTGCGCCGATATGGCGTGGTGGTACGGCTGGCCGCTGCGGGAGATAGACGGGTTGGACATGGAAGACTTCCTGACCTTCCAAAAAGAAGCAGCCCGCCAAATCAAGGCGGGCTATCGGAAAGGCTGATTCAGCGGCGGGCGCGCAGCCTGTGTTTGAGCAGGGCCAGTCCGGCAAACAGACCGCCGGCCAGCGCGCCGGCCAGCAAAACGGGGATTCTGCCCAGCAGCATAAACAGAGCCGCGCCTAGCAGCCAAACCAGCGCGAGCGGCAGCAGTACGGACGCATCCGCAGCGGGGTACGCGGACAATACCCACAAGGCCAAAACCGCCATCCACGCGGCAAAGGACAAAACCGAAACCGCGTCGGCGGTTTCGGTTGAAAATCTTTGCGTATCTGTCGTTCACGGCGCGCTCCTTTTTTCCGGCAAATCATAAGGTCGCAACAGCAATATGGCAAGCAGTTTCTCCATCGGTATCACCATCGGCGCGTCTGTCGGCGCGGCGGTGGCCGGCATCAAAAGCGTCGGCTCGTCTATGAAGTATCTGGGCGAAGTTACCGAAACGCTGAACCGCCGCCAGCGTCTGCTGAAAGAGACGCTGGACAACCCGCTGCGCATGTCCAAACAGCGGGTGGGCGAGTTGCGCCGCGAGTATGTGCAGCTCGGGCAGACCATCGACAAGATTAACGCCAAACGCGCCGACATCGTCAAATTGCGGCATTTGCGCCAGTACCACTATGACAAGCGCGCCGGTTTTAAAGACGAGCTGCTCGGTGCGGCGGCGGCGGGCGGCGTGATTGCCGTTCCCGTCAAGCTGGCTGTCGATTTCGAGTCGGCAATGGCCGATGTGAAAAAGGTGGTGGACTTCGATACGCCGCAGCAGTTCCGGCAGATGGAGCGGGACATTCTCAAACTGAGCCGCGACATCCCGATGGCGGGTAAAGAGCTGGCCGCCATCGTGGCCGCCGGCGGCCAAAGCGGCGTGGCGCGCAAAGACCTGACGGGCTTTGCTTCCGATGCGGCCAAGATGGGCGTGGCTTTCGATATGGCGGCGGGCGATGCCGGCGAGGCGATGGCGACGCTGTCGAACGTGCTGCAAATCCCCATCCCCAAAATCAGCCGTCTGGGCGATGCCATCAACCACCTGTCGGACAATGCCAACTCCAAGGCCGCCGATATCGTCAATGTGCTGACCCGCGTCGGCAGCGACACCAAGCAGCTGGGCCTGACCGAAAACCAGGCCGCCGCGCTGGGCAGTACCTTTTTAAGCATGGGTAAGGCACCCGAGCTGGCGGCGCAGGCGGTGAAAGGGATGGTTACCTCGCTGTCGGTTTTGAAAACAGGCGGGGGCAGGAAAGAACTGGCCAGGCTGGGGCTGACCGCCAAAGAATTTGCCGCCGCCATGAATAAAGACGCCAATGGCGCGATTCTCAACCTGCTGTCGCGCATCAAGCAGCTGCCCAAAGACGAGCAGTTTCCGCTGCTGCTGAAAATGTTCGGCCGCAACTACGCCGACGATGTGATGCTGCTGGCCAACAATGTCGGCGAGTACAACCGCCAGCTGGATTTGCTCTCGGAAAAAGACGCATCGGGCAACTTGAAATACCTCGGCTCGATGCAGCGCGAGTTTGCCAACCGTTCGGCCACCACCGCCAACCAGTTTAAGCTGTTCAAAAACGGTTTGGCCGAGATCGGCATTACCGTCGGCAGCGTGCTGTTACCCGCCATTAACGGCGCGTTGGCATCGGTCAAACCGCTGGTCGGCGCGTTTGCCGACTGGGCGGCGGAAAACCCGAAATTTGTCAGCGGGCTGGTGCATCTGGTTGCGGGTCTTGCCGCTCTGAAAATCGGCGGCCTGGGCTTTCGCTTCCTGCTGAACGAGTGGCGCGGCTTTACCGCCGCCGTAAAACTGGGCAGGGCGTTGCTGGGTGCGGACTGGCTGGTGGCCGTGCTGCGCTTCAAAAGCGGCACGGGCATACTTGCCCGCAGCCTGTCGCTCGGCAAATCGGTTGCGGCGGCGGCTTTTTCCGGTATCGGCAGGGCTTTTTCCGGCCTGCTCCGTTTCCTGTCGCTTGCCCGCACCGCCGTCCTTTCCCTCGGCCGCGCCCTGTTGGCCACGCCCGTCGGCTGGATTGCCGCCGCCCTCGCTGCCGCCGCTTTCCTGATTTACAAATACTGGCGGCCTATAAAGGCGTTTTTCCTCGGTTTTTGGGACGGGCTGACGGCAGCCTTCAAACCCGTGCTGCCGCTGTTTGACGGTTTGGCCGCCGCGCTGGGCGGGATTTGGGAAACCGTGCGCCCGGTGTTGCAGCCGGTTTTGGACTGGCTGGGGGAATTTTTCAGCCTGACGCAGGAATCCGAAGGCGGCGCACGCGGCTTCGGCGAAACCGTCGGCTCGGTTATCGGCGGCATCCTGGCCGCCGTGGTCGAGACCGGCGCGATGATTGTGGACGGCTGGCGGATGATTTTCGACACGCTGTTCGGCGCGGCTGATGCGGCGTGGACGGAAATCAAAACCGCCTTTGACGGCGGCTTGTCGGGCATTTTGGCTTTAATCGTCAACTGGTCGCCGCTGGGCGCGTTTTACTCGGCATTTGCCGCTGTGATGGGCTGGTTCGGCATCGAGCTGCCCGCCAAGTTCACCGGCTTCGGCCAGATGCTGCTGGACGGGCTGGTTAACGGCATCAAATCCAAAGTGGATGCGGTGATCGGCACGGTTACCTCGCTGGTCAACCGTATCAAGTCGGCCTTTACCGGCCCGGTCGCCATCCACTCGCCCAGCCGCGTGTTCAAAAGCTACGGCGGCTATCTGATGGAAGGCTTGCAGCTGGGTATCGGCGCGGCGGCGGGGCGGCCGTTGGCGGCGGTGCAGTCGGTGGCCGGCCGTCTGAAACAGCGTTTCACTGCCGGCAGCGGCCTGTCGGCGGAAATGGCCGCATCGATACGCACCAACGCCGACGAGTTCGCCGCCGCGCGGCAGAATCAGGCAGCGGGCGGCGGCATTACGGTGCATTTTAATCCGACCATCAATGCCCCCGGCGGTGACCCGCAGCAGATTCAGGCTGCCTTGCGGCTGGGTTTGCAGGAATTTGAAACGATGTACCGCCGCATGATGGCGGAAATACAAAGAAGGGCTTACTGATGTACGCGATGCTGGGCGAGGTGCGCTTCGAGCTGTTGCAGAGCTTTACCGAATTTGAAGAGACGCACGGCGCGGATTACGCCAAACACGAAGTGCTGGGCGGCCGCCCGCGCTTGCAGGCGGTGGGCAACGAGCTGACCAAAATCCGCTTCGGCCTGAAACTGCACTGGAAGCTGGGCAGCCCCGATGCCGCCTACAAGGGGCTGGTGGCGGCGAAAGAAGCGCAGCAGGCGCTGTCGCTGGTAACCGGCGCGGGACGTTTTATCGGCTGGTTTGTGATTGAGTCGCTGACCGCCCGCACGCTGGTGCAGGACGCGCAGGGGCGCACGGCGGCGCGGGAATTGGAAGTGTCGCTGACCGAGTTTGTCGGCGACCCGAACAACCCGCTGCCCGCACCCGCCGTTGCTCCGGCGCAGGCAAACCCGCTGCTGTCGCTCCTACCCGAAAGCGTGCGCGGCACGGTTTCCAAGGCCGCCGCGGCAGTGCAGAAAGGCGTGCGCCTGTACCGCGCGGCTGAGCGGGACATCGGGCAGGTGCAGGGTCTGATTGCCCGTGCCCGCGATTTGAAAAACGACCCCGCTGCCGCGTTTTCGGTGTTGGGCGACGCGCTCACGCTCGGCGGTTCGGCCTTGGGCAGGCTCGATGCGCTGCCCGAGTTGGCGCAGTATGCAGGCAGCCTGAAAGGTGCGGCCGGGATGCTGGCCTATGCCGGCCGGGCGTCGCGCCATCTGGCCGACGGCGTGGCGGCCGTGCGGCACGGTGTGGAGAGCCGCAGCATCGGCGCCTGGCTGGACACGGCGGCAGAGTTTGCCGCCGCTGCCAACGACAGCCTGCAAAACGGCGCGGCCGCCGCGCAAAGCCTGACCGCCCATCTGGCGGCGAGAAAGGACGGCGCGTGAAATCGGTATTGCAGCACACCACATCGGCGGGCGAACGCTGGGACTTAATCGCCCACCGCTACTACGGCAACGCGCTGCTGGTCGGCGGGCTGATTGCCGCCAATCCGCACCTGCCGGTATGCGAAGCCTTTGCGGCGGGGCTGACGGTGTTTGTGCCGGTGCTGCCCGCCAAACCGCAGAACCAAGACGATATGCCGCCGTGGCTGCGTTAGGAGTAAAGCATGAACATTACAAATCTGGCCGAACGCCTGTCGGACGCACTTTCAGACGGCCTTGCAGGCAGCCTGAAACCGCCCGCCGCCCATCCGGTTACCCTGCCCGACGTATTGATTCAATACGAGCAAAAAGACATCACCGCCGACATCCGCCCCTATTTTCTGTCGCTGGGCTACACCGACTATCTCGAAGGCCAGTCCGACGAAATCCAGCTCGAACTGGAAGACACCGACGGCCGCTGGCTGCGCTCGTGGTATCCCAATCAGGGCGACAAACTGGCCTTGCAGCTGGGCGACCAGTTTACGGGCATGGTAGATTTGGGCGAATTTGAGATTGCCGAAATCGAATACAGCCATCCGCCGAGCGTAGTCAGCCTGAAAGCGCTGTCCACCGGCATCGGCCATGCCAACCGCACGCTCAAACCCAAAGCCTACGAGCACACCACGCTCGCAGACATCGTGCGGCAGGTGGCCGGCCGTCTGAAACTGTCGGTAACCGGCGAAGTGGCCGACATCAAAATCGGCCGCATTACCCAGTATCAGGAGCGCGACGTCGAATTTCTCGCCCGCCTGGCCCGCGAATACGGCCACAGCTTCAAGATCGTCGGCAAAACGCTGGTTTTTACCCGCAACGACAAGCTCGCGGCACAAGCAGCCGTCGCGCTGCTGCTTCCCGAAGACATCAAAACCGTGCGCCTGCGCGATTTGATTAAAGGCGTGCCGCAGGAAGCGGTGGTCAGCGGCTATGACGCCAAAGCAAAAACCGTGCGCCGCCAAAGCCGCAAGCACAAGCCGTTGCGCCCCAAGGCCAAACGCGCCGCCACCACCGACACGCTCAAAATCACCGCCAATAGGGGTGAGAGCGACGCGCAGCTGGCCGCCCGCGCCGATGCCGCGCTCTCCGATGCGTCGCACAACCAGGTGGCGGGCGACATCACCCTGTTCGGCAATGCCAAGCTGGTGGCCGGGCAGATTGTGCGGCTCAAAGGCTTCGGCCAGTTTTCGGGGCGCTATCTGGTCAAACAGAGCCGCCACGAGCTGCGCCGCAGCACGGGCTACACCACATCGCTGGAAGTGAAGATGGTGGAATACATTGCCGACGAAAGCGAAGGGCAGCCTGAAAGGCCGTCTGAAAACCCAAACAAGGAAACGCAAAATGCAGCAGGACTATGATTTCGGCGCGACGCTCCAATTCGGTACGGTATCGGCGGTGGACGATACGCGCCACGCCGTGCGCGTGAAACTGCCCGCGCTGGAAGACATGGAAACCGACTGGCTGCCGGTGCTGACCTTGGGCGCGGGCGGCAACCGCTTTTACGCGCTGCCCGATGCGGGCGAGCTGGCCGTGTGCCTGTTGGATGCGCGCGGCGAAGGCGGCGTGTGTTTGGGTGTAATCTACAACGATGCCGACCGCGCGTCCGAATCCGACCGCAATATCTGGTGCAAAAAGTTTGCCAACGGCACGGTCATCCGCCACGACCGCAGCAACGGGCAAGTAATGGTCGACACGCCCGGCGATGTACTGGTTAAGGCCGCCAAACAGGTCAAAATCCAAACCCCGAACACCGAAATCACCGGCGACACCGCCATTCTCGGCCATCTGACCTACAGCGCGGGCATGAGCGCGAGCAATGCCGGCGCCGGCGTAGCGGCCAGCATCAGCGGCACGGCCGAGGTGCAGGGCGACATCCTGCTCAACGGCGTCAGTCTCCAAGAGTTTGTCTCAAACCACACCCACCCCGGCGATTCCGGCGGCCAAACCGGCACGCCGCAGCTGTAACCATTTTTAAACCCCTTTAAAAGCCGTTTCAAAGCCCTGCGCCTACCATACGCGCAGGGCTTTGTTATGCCCGCAGATTAAGGAACCCCCGTGAACCCCCGCTCCCGCCACTGGCAGATCGCCCCCGCAGGCAGCCTGAAAGACACCGTCGAAGACGCCGCCGACATCGAGCAGTGCCTGCTCAACATCCTGGCCACCCGCAAGGGCGAAGACGTGTGCCGTCCGACCTTCGGCAGCGGCCACCACGACTACACCGACGCGCCCGAAGACGAGCTGGTGCCCAACTTCGTGCGCGAAATCACGCTGGCGGTGCAAACTTGGGAGAAGCGGGCGAAGCTCGAAGGCATCACCTTCGAAGGCACCGCGCCGCATCTGTATGTGAGCCTGCACTGGCGGGTGGCCGACGATGCCGTCGGCGAAATCTACCGCACGCAGTTTAAGGCAGCCTGAAAGGCCGTCTGAAAGCCGAAACTGAAAAGCAGCCTGAAAAATGGATTGGAACCAAAACGACATCAAAATCGTCGAAGACGATCTGGCCGCCGTACTGGCCGAGACCGTGGCCGACTACGAGCGCCGCGCGGGCAAGGTGTTGCAGCCCGCCCATATCGAGCGACTCATCATCAACACCTTTGCCTACCGCGAAACGCTGTTAAGGGCGCAGGTCAACGAAGCCTACCGCCAGCAGCATCCGCGCTTTGCCACCGGCCTGATGCTGGATTTGTGCGGCGACGACGTCGGCACGCCCCGGCTAAGTGCCCAAAGCGCGCTCACCACCCTGCGTTTTAGCGCGCAGCTTATCGACGGCCAACAGATACCCGTGCCCAAAGGCACGCTGGTTGCAGCCGGACAGGTGTCGTTTGCCACCACCGCAGCGGGCATGCTGACCGCGCAAAGCCCCGCCGTCGAACTGGCCGCCGAGTGCACCCAAACCGGCTTGTCCGGCAACGGCTGGTCGGCAGGGCAAATCAACACCCCGGCCGAGCGGCTGCACCCGACCATCGATGTGGCCGCCGCCAACACCACCGCATCGGCGGGCGGCGCGGAAGCGGAGGACGACGCAGCCTACCGCGAACGCATCCTGCTGGCTTTCGAGAGTTTCAGCGTCGCGGGCCCCGTCGGCGCCTACCAGTATTGGGCGCGGCAGGCCAGCGCCGCCGTGGCCGACGTCCACGTCGCCAACGCGCTTGACGGCGCGGGCAACCCGATAGGCGGGCGCGTCGCCGTAACCGTGCTGGCCAAAGACGGCCTGCCGTCCGCCGAACTCTTGGCCAAGGTTCAGGCTGCCTTATCGGCCGAAGACCGCCGGCCGCTGTGCGACACCGTATCCGTGGCCGCGCCGCAGCCGGTGGATTACCGCCTGGATGCCGAGCTGACCCTGTTTACCGGCGCCAACGCCGCCGAAGTGCTGGCCGCCGCCCGCGCCGCCTGGGCGGACTACGAAAGCCGCCGCCGCGCCAAGCTGGGGCTGGACATCGTGCCGCTCGTTTTTCAGACGGCCTTGAAAGTGGCGGGCGTTTACAACGTAGTGCTGCACGGCCTGCCGCTGACCGAAGTTAAGCCCGACCAATGGGCGCGCTGCATATCGGCCGATATCCGCGCCGCCGCGCATACAGCAGAGGGCTAGGCAATGGCCAAACTCTCCTACGCCGCGATTATCGAACGCGACCAACGCGCCCGCGCGCTGGCCGAACTCGGCCTGCGGCTGGATTTGGCCGAGCTGCCGCGCCTGATGCCGCGCCTGGTCGATTTGGTCGCGCCCGCGCATCTGGAACTCTTGGCCGAAAGCCGCAGCATCTTGGGCGTGGACGGCTACTGGCTGGCCGAAAGCGACGACGCCCGCCGCCGCCTGATTAAAGGCGCGTACGAGCTGCACCGCAAAAAAGGCACGCCGTGGGCCATCCGCGAAATCGTGCGGCGGCTGGGTTTTGGTGAAGTGGAAATTATCGAAGGGCTGTCCAACAAAAAACACAACGGCGAAATCCGCCGCGACGGCCGCTATACCCACGGCCACGCCGACCGCTGGGCGTACTACCGCATTCTGATGTCGGCGCCGATTACCAACGACCAGGCCGCCATGCTGCGTAAAACGCTGGCTGCGTTTGCCCCCGCCCGCTGCGTTTTGGCGTCGCTGGATTACCAACAGGCCGCGCTGCGGCACAACGGTCGCGCCCTGCGCGACGGCCAATTCAACCGAGGAACCGCTTAATGGCAAATCTGACCGAAACCCCTGCCTGGGAAGAAGGCATCTACCAGTTTGAGACATCCGACCCGGTAATGGGCGGCCCAAACGGCATCGACAACCGCCCCACCCGCCAGCTGGCCAACCGCACCCTCTACCTCAAAACCGAACTGGCCAAAGCCGTGCAGGGCATCGGCGGCCTGCAAGCCGTTACCATCGGCGCAGGCGCGGGGCTGACCGGCGGCGGCAGCCTCGCCGCCAACCGCAGCCTCACCCTCGCCACCCCGTCCACCCTCTCCGGCAGCACCGCCAACTGGGCGGGCAGCGGCGGCACCGGCCACACCCACGAGCTGGCCAAAGCCACCGCCACCCTCGCCGGTGTGGTCAGACTCATCGACAACCTCACGGCGGGCGGGCGCGACGCCGCCCTGTCGGCCGAGCAGGGCAAAGAGCTGAAAAAAGCCATAGACGAAGCCGCCGCCGCCTGCCTGCCGCTCACCGGCGGTGCCCTGTCCGAAACCCTCGAACTCAAAGGCTACAACGCCCTCTCGTGGCGCAAC